AAGTCGCGGTATTAACGCGAGCACGCTCACCACCGCTAAGAGCAAGAATATCAATGTCACGTCCATTATCTGTAATCACCACATTAAGCTTGTCGCTTGCAGCGACTTTGAATGTAAGCTGGAATCTGCCATCACTGAGTTCTGCAAGATACTCATTAGCCAAATCTTCCAGATCTTTAATTAGACATTCGATCTTATAGGCAATCAAACCACTAGTACTGAATGTTTTCTGAAGAATCTGCAATAGAGCCAATTTATCAGAAGCAGTAGTTAGTTTAGAAGAATACTCTTCCAAGTCTTTCTGCATCTGTCCAATCTGCTCCGTAATGACTTCAACCTTAGCATTATTAGCTCTAGCTTTTTCGTTACACTTGCGAATACTTTCCAGATTAGTCTTAGCCTCAGTAATGGCATTACTTAGCTCATAGATACTATCAGATAGAACCTCAGCATCCAAAAGTTCAGTAGTCATATCCTGATCTACTAGTGCATGATAGGACTCCCACTCTGACTTCAACTTCTGAGCAGCGTCATACTTTTTCTTAGTAGCTGATACTTCCAGCAACTTGGCATCAATCTTCTTAACTGCAGCAGATGCAGCAGCCTTTAGTTCTTCTTGTTCTGCAATAAGTTCGTCTAGTTTCTTACGATCTACCTTTTGCAAACAAGTAGGACAAGTTCCATCAAGTTTAGCAACTTTAGTAATAAAGGTATCTGCATCCTTGATTACCTTCTTATGCTCACCAGATTCTACTGATAGCGAAGAAGTATCTTCTACCGAACTAGGAGCAGATTTAATAGACTCTAGGTCAATTGAGTCTAGCTGGGAGCGATACTGATTATTCTTAGTAATGCGTTTATTCTCTTCTAGTATTGTAGTCTGCTGTAGCTTTAAATCTGCTAACTCTTGCTCCAATTTAGGGTCTAGAGTAGGTTCAGGTCTAAGAGGTTCTAGTCTTAACTCAGCACCAGAATGTTTATCCAGCCAGGTTTGAGTAGTTCTCAAGGAACTCTCAATAGCAATAACTTCTTTAGAAAGTTCAGAAGCTACTGACTTAAATACTTCAAATGCTTCTAGATACTTAGTAAGGTTAAGAAGATCAATTAGAAACTTCTTTCTATTTGTATCAGTTGCGGTTAGAAATTCAAGACTTGCAGAACTACTCTGATATACTAACTGAGAGAATGCTTTATGGTCAATGCCAATAGTATCTTCAATTAGTTTAAAAGTAGCGGTGGCTGTATGAGAGGAAATATCCTCACCATTCTTGGAGAATTTAACAGTCTGCGCAGTACCCCTAGTAGTTTTAATTACGTACTCATCACCGTCTTTATTGAACTCTAACTCTATTGAGTAAGATTTATCCTTTATATGGCGATTGAGAATATCTGCTTTCTTAATACCCTTAGAGTTCTTATTGAATAGAGCCTCTTCTAGTACTAATGCAATACTGCTTTTACCATGCCCATTCTTACCAATAAGTTGGGTAATTGGATCTTTGTCAAACTGTACTACGTTGTTCTGCCCATAACTAAATAAGTTATGCCACTTTAATGTCTTTAGCGTAATCATGGTATGTCGAAATTACCTTTTCTACTGTATCTTGTGGTAGCTCTAGAATAAATGTTAAGTATTCTGATACTTCTTGTTCAATACTCATTTCAGGAGAAAGTATTAGTGCAGTATCATTACTACGCTTTGTTACTTTCTTATCCATTAGAACATTGTCCTCGATATTAGCCAATTCAGCCATATCACCCTCAATCTCATAGATTGTGTGATCTGGGAAAGTAGGCTCCATAGTTTCTCCAGCTTTTAGGGTTTTTCTGATAAGCTGCGGAAGATCGAGACGGACAAACTCATGAGTAAGATCGTCAGTATCAAGAATAATAATACCGCAATCCACCTTATTACGGTGAAAGGAGGTAGTAACAGGAGAGCCAGGATATAGAATGTTCCGCTGACAGTTGTCATAACTATGAAGGTCACCAGCAAGCACAACCTTCCAAGGGTCAAAAATATCCAAATTAACTTCTGGTTTGACATGTGGTGGAATCTCTCCTCTAACGTGTGTTACTAAAATATCACTTGAGGGCTGGAAGAGACTACTGTCTTTTTCAAACTGTTTGAGACGATTATAAGGAATAAAATCGATTCCCTTGTATGTCTCTACTTCATCAATAACCTTAACCAGAGGATTTAGCCTGGCCGTAATATTCTTAAGGTATGTGAAGAATGTAGTATCTTTCTTTAGAGCTTCATGATTTCCAGGTATGATTAGTGTTTCTACTCTACAACCTGCAACGAACTCGTAGTATAACTCTAGTTCTTCTAGTGTGGGCATTTTATCAAACCAGTCCCCTGCAACTACGTGCAGGTCCACATGCTTCTCTAGATCGTATATATCTTTGAACAGAAGTCTAAATCTATTCTTTGCCCACTCTACTGGTACATTCTTATTGCCGAGCTTTATGTGCCAATCGGCTGATACTAATACTTTCAATTAATTCTCCAGATAAAAAAGCCCCAAGGGATTAAATCCTTCGGGGCTTTTTATTAGCTATTAGAGTTCAGCAATAGCTTCTTTTTCTGAAGCATCGGCTTCATCAGTTTCGCCAGAAGTAATCTTTTCCAAGGTTTTCAGAACTTCGTCAGCGGTAGGACGTGGATACTTAGTATCAATGTCCTCAGCAGCCTCAGCTGCTTCACGCTCTGCGTCAGAAAGCTTACGCTTTTTGCAGCGCAGAACCTGAAGGGTATACTCTACGTTGAAAGGCAGTGGGCCAGTCTTTTGACGCTTGAATACAACGTCCCAACCTGAGTCGAAATCGGTAGGATCACCCAAGTCTTCTGCGGCTGAAAGAATCTGTTCGAATAACTTCTTTTTCAGATTCAGAACTTTAACCTTACCATCAGCGGGGTCAATACAATTAACACTGTAAGCCCAAGAGCACTTCTTATCAGGGAAGAACTTATTAACGTGGTCAACTTCTAGATTGTTAAACTTTTCCTGCTCACGATCAAATGCCAAGCACTCAATCGGAATATCCTTATTGTTAGTACCCTTGACCCAATATACATAACGTGGAAGAACTCCACCGATCAAACGTACTGTATTCTCACCATCTTTATACTCAAAGGCATCAACCTTCTTAGACTGTGCTTTACCTTTTGTATTACCGAATGCGATTGCCATTTATTTATTCCTCGTATTTAAAAGTTATTTCTGTATTAGTTACTTTAAGTAATGGATTAGTTCTTATACTGCTTAGGTTTATATCAGGGAAGTATGATAGCGGTAAAGATTTTTCTCCAAAAAGTTTGTAGTGTGAGTAATCTCTTCTTGCAGCTAGTAAAATGTATTGATATATGAATAGAATATCTGTAGTCTTATCATTCAATAATTGTTCTGGCTTCAACAAGAAGCTATTTCCAGAGAGTCTACGTTTTAACCTAGTAATGGGATTGTCTGTATGCATATCATTTAAAATACGCACAACAGATATTGGACTCTCTTTTGCCTCTTTCATCACTTTGTTAAGGTTAAAGAAAAGTGTCATTTCTCACTCACAAATAATATTATACCATTGTTGGCAAGTAAATTCAAGTCAATTTTTACCTGTGCTATTTTCTGCCTAGATATTTACCACAATCTTTACAGTGGCAGTACACCCAATCTTCCCTAGTATGTGGGTGGAACTCATTAGTGTACTCTTTGTTTTCATGGGAACACTCAGTTTGCATAATAGCTAGAAGCTCCATCTCTTCCTTCTTTGCGTTAAACAGCAAAGTCTCAAGAGAGTGTTTCAGAATTCTATTGATAACTCTTGTATTCTCATAACGTTCTTTAGCAGTAGTCATACATTTTCCATCTTCCAGCCTTTATTAAGATAAAAACCAATACGTTTAGCATTTTGGCCTTTCTCTGAGTGACCTTTAAATTGAATATCCAATACTATTGGATTAAGCTTACCTTCTGCTAGACGCATTACTCGGCCAATTAGCTGCTCTAGTAACGGTTCACTAGCAATAGGTTGTGATAGGATTAGATAGCTAAGAATATTGATAGAGATACCTTCTGAGAAGATTCGTGTACTACCACATAGAATACCTTTTCTACCAGAAGTAATCTCTTCGATCAGTTCTGCACGGTTCTTAGTTTCTCCAGTAATTACTACTGACTCATCTGGTAGTAGTGCTGCCACTCCTTTAAGGAAGTCAACTCTATCACCAATAACTAGAACTTTATGTCCTTTTCGATATGCTACTAGTGCTGCTCCAGCGATAAACTCCTGATACTCTTTATCACTCATTAGACCAGTTATTCGATCCGCCCAAGACTTTCCCGGAGGTAGGGTCAGGTTGGATTTAAGAAGCTGTACTTTAGGATTCAGTGTATTATTCTGAGGAGGACGCTGTACATTAGTGCCAAAGAAGCATGGAAATAGTACATGCTTACCGTCTTTACGAATAAGGGTACCACTAAGTGCTAGGCGGTATCTACAATGTAGCTTATCAATAATGCTAGAAAATGTACTGGCTGGAGTATGGTGACACTCGTCAACAATGACTGTACCAAACTCTTTATTGATCTCGTCAATAATTTTTACTACTGATTGTACATTACCCACTACAATAGGAGAATCAAGTTCTTTCTTACCTGCAGCAATAATTCCAGGTCTAAAACCTAGAAGCTTCTCAGTTTCTTCTACCCACTGATCTCTAAGGGCTGCTGTGTGTACGATAACTAAAGTTTTCTGTCCAAACTTAATAGCCATATGTAGGCCGAAGAATGACTTACCCCAACCTACGAGCGCATTAATAATTGCTGTATCGTGAACTTGGTCGTACACAGCCATTTGATCCTCTCGCAAAGGGAACTTAGGCGCAGGAAAATCTGCAAACTCCAAAGTTCTCTTATCTACTATCTCATAGTCCTCTGGAATCAAATCCTTGCGTCCTTGAGGAATACTAACAATAGTCGGAGAGATCATCTTATACATACGGATAATTTCAAATGTCTGATATTTAGTATTACCAGTATCATTTGCTACCTTATAAGTAAGAGCATCAAATAGCTTTTGCTTATCTTTCGGCAGATCCATGTATATTCTATTAGAAATAATAGCTTTAGGCATTATAGAAGCTCTACCTCTAATTTACCACGTAGCCCTACTATAGTTAAAGTGTCACTTGCCCGTAGATCAACTATATAATTGGCAACAGTAGTACCGTTATTTATTAGCTCTATACGACGCTCTTCTATATTAACCTTTATACTGTCGTATTTGATGTAGGGTTTCCTTACTTTCTTAGTACCAGCGGGGGTAACTTTGAACATTATATTTTCCTATATGTAGTTTCATGTAGTGTATCGTAGAAGCCGTATAAAACGTAGCCTTTGCCAAGAACTAATAATCCTGCGTATTTCTCACCCGTCTGTGGTGGGTACAGGGTTTTATACCTGGCAGAACTACCCTCTACTTCTATCAGGTAGCAGCTAATATCTCTAATAGTGTTCGTTATCTTCTTAAATACTAGCGGTACGAATTTAGTCTTAGTGTACTGAAAAACTTTTCCAGTAGAATCTATAAACCAAACACCTTTTTTAGCTAACTTGATTAAGTCTGCAATAAAAAATACTGCAAACTTAATCTTGTATAGCTTTACATTCTGCATTCCTAGCTTCATACGTCTAGTAGCTAGTGAACTTCCTTCTATAGTAGTATCATCTACTACTTCTACAAACTGACCTTTTGGTGATTCGTGTAAGTAAAAGCATACACCGTCTATAGTATTTGGCTTTTTATCTCCTAATTTATAGACGGGCCAAGATATTTCCTGTAACTTCATACTTTTTATCAAACTTTCCAAAAGAGTAGTCATCCCCTATTTCTTGGTCTACGCCAATAGGGCATCCTGGAATTGAACAACCACGGTCTTTTTGAGTATTTCTAGCAAGGATTTCACAGTACTCTTCTACTTGATCTTCTCTTACTAGTGCAACAATAGAGTCATGTACTAGCATGAAAATCTTGGCATCTAGGCCTTTACGTTTTACTTCATTTGCCGTGTCGATAGCCCCGAGTAAGTTAATATCGCTGGCAAGGGACTGGACTTCCATGTTGATACCGGAGCGCACTTCGTGGGCTGCGATGCCTTTATCAGAGCTAAAAACGTTAGGTAGGCGGCGTTTGCGCCCGAAGAATGAGTAGGTGTATCCATTTGCAGAAATAAAATCCTTGCGTTCGTTAAGCCAAGACTTCAACTTCTTAAAGGTGTTGAAGTACTGTTTAATAACTTCCTGAGCGTCTGAGAGGGTCATATTTCCACCCTCTTTATTTACTGTGTCAGCAACCTTCTGTGGGCCAGATCCGTAAAGAATACCGAATGATACGGCCTTTGCAGCCTGACGATCAAGAGGATAGAGTTTCTTAACATCCTCAACAGGACAATCAAGATTAAATACCATCTTAGCAATCGTAGAGTGGAAGTCGCCCTTAGAACTAAACACTTTTTGCAGATTTTTGTCGTTTGCCAGTACAGCGGCGTAAAACATTTCTGCAGTGGTTAAGTCTTGCGATACGATCTTGTAGCCTGGAGGTGCCTTAATACAGCCCTTAATGATAGGATCATCACGGGGGATTTGCTGAGCATTAAACTTGCCCGAAGAAGATAGTCGGCCAGAAGAAGTAAAAGTGAGATTAAAGTTCGTACGAATACGTTCATCTTTATCTAGCTCCGGTAAAATCTTACTAATATATGAACTGCGAATCTTTCCTAGCTGACGTACCTTAAGAATAGCCTTTGGAAGTGGATGCTCTTCAGATAGTTCTTCTAGAACTTCTGCATCAGTACTTAGAGCACCTGTCTTAGTAAGTTTTCCAGTTGGCGTGAGCTTAAGATAATCGAATAGAACAGTACGTAGTTGCTGTACAGAATTTGGATTGAAAATCTTTCCAGTATCTTTCTCATAACGCTTAATTTCCTCAAATTGGTAAATTTCTTCTTTAGCTTCAAGAATCCATTTATCCAGATAGTTCTCCGCAGCTACGAGGCGTTCTCTGTCCATAGGAATACCTACTTCTTCCATTTCCATAAGGAACTTAACACCCGGAATAAGAATATTCTTGTAGACGTTCTCTAGCTTAGGATTCTTGGCAATAATAGGACGGAACTTATGATGTAACTCTAGTGTTACCGCCGTATCAATCGCCGCATACTTCGCAATAATATCAAAAGGAATAAGATCATAAGTGAACTCGTCCTTTCCAATGCCGTGTTGCTTGCAATACTCTTCTCTAAAGTCATCTAGTGCTTTGTCATACTCACCGTAGTTCGTATGTTTGATAGCAAGACCCTTTAGACCGTGAGTACCTTCTGACTCGTCTAGCACATAATGCTCGACCATAGTATCATCACAGTCTGGCTGGAAGTCTAGTCCGAAATGATACCGCAGCATCTTTTCGTCAAACTTACGGTTATGGAAGACGATCTTGAACTTCGTAATAATCTCTTGGAGTAGGGACAAGCCATCTTCATCAATCGCGTCAGAGGAGATATATCTTCCGTGGTAAAGCTTGTACGATATAGAAATTCCCAGAACGTAACCATCTCTAACGTAAAGCGAGGTAGTTTCCGTATCGAGTGCAACATACGTTTCCGCGCAATCAAGGACTTCTTGGAAGAATGCGTTCGCTTCTTCAACATCTTCAATTCCTTTAAAATCACCAGTTATAGCAGTATTAGTGGTCTCTCCACTAATATACTTCTTAATCTGACTAACAGCACGCTCAAATTCTGGCTTACCTTCTGGTCGGAAGGCTAACATAGCTGGATTGCTAAGAGGAAGGAAACGACCTTCTAGCAGAAGTCCTGCTGTATTGGTGACCGATGCTTTAGCGAAATGCTTAGTAGCCTCAGCACCTACTAGGATGACATAGTCGTAATAGTCAATATCAATATCAAGATCAACATCCTTCTTAAGAATCTTTTGAAGGTATACTGAACTAAGATGAAAGTGCTCAAACTCGAAGTCAAAATACTTACTATAGTCTACCTTACTAGGACACTTGTCAATAATAGCAATTTTCATCAAATGCCGCCCATTGTGTTATAGAAAGGCTTAGGGGCGTACTGTAGATTTGCCTTCTCCATATCGTACTCGTAAGAGAACTTACGCCACAGATCATTAAAAGCAATATTTACTAGTTCTAGCTGATCCTTAGTTTGCTCCATTGCACTATCTGTAATACAGATTCTACTGGCTAGTTTCTGCCCCTTTAGCCTACGCTCCACTGTTATTACTAAATCATCCATTTACGTATTCCTTTATGCTTGTTATATACTCCTGCGAAAGCTCACCAGGATCTTGATTATCCTCTAATCCGATAATCTCACATTCA